TGACGACTGGGACGTTAAGATCGCAACCAAGGTTCTAATTGACGCAACCGATAGGCTGGCGAACAGGGTAGGCGATGCCGAGGTCGGTGTTCTTCTTAATGTAGGTGATTTTTTCCACGCAGATAGTAGCTTTAACACCACAACTAAGGGTACGCCAGTAGATGTAGATACCCGAATAGGAAAGACGTTTAAGCTGGCTGGCAGGTTGTTCCAGATACTTATTGATAAAATGCTATTAACCCACAAAGAGGTTGTGGTTATTAATGTGCGCGGCAACCATGATTCTGATATGGCTTGCCACCTGTCAAGCTGTTTAGAGCTTTTATACGCTGAAGAGCCACGGGTAAAAGTGTTGCCAAACTACTCAAAGTTTATTCATTTCCAATGGCATAACAACCTGTTTGTCTTTCATCATGGGGATCGGATGAAGCATGAGCAGATTTTACAAACGGTGATTAAGAACTTAGACGATGAGTGGAGCCAGTCGAAAAATCGTTACTGTCATTTAGGGCATATTCACCACCATACATCCAGAGAAATCGGCTCTATGCACTTTGAACACTGGGGCAGCCTGACCTCCACGGATCAATGGCATTCAGATTCTGGCTACGGAGCAGAGAGATCAATGACCGCAGTCGTTTACCATAAAGATCATGGGGAAGATTCTAGGGTTAAAATCACAATAGGTGGGCTGGATGGATAATGTTATCAAATTTACACTTGGCGGGATTAAGGTTACTAAGATGGATTGCGAATGCGGTTATCCTCTTGAGTTTTGGATGGGCGATGATGACTGTGCTTACGGCATGTGCAGTCGCTGCAATCTTGAGCACGCTGATGAAGTTACTGTACCCAGAGGAGATATCGAAGAATGGCAGCATTAGATAAGCAGGTAGGCGGTCATCATTATGCAAGCATGAAGATTCAGCCAATTGATTACATTTTAAAAAATGAGCTTGGTTACTGTGAAGCCAATGTCATTAAGTACATTTCTCGGCACAAAACAAAGAATAAGAAACAAGATATTCTAAAAGCCATCCATTACTGTGAAATTATCCTGAGAACTCAATATGCGGAAGAAGCCAGCGAAGAAGAAATCTACAACAGCTAAAGAGGTTGATAATGCGGCAAAGCTTCTGCAAAGACTTGTAAGATTAAAGGCTTCAGATGATAACGGGTACTGCCAGTGCGTAACCTGCGGGAAGATAGACAACTACAAAAATATGCAGGGAGGGCATTTTTACAGCAGGCGGCATACAGTGTTTAAACTTTTTGAAGAAAACATCAACCCTCAATGTGCTGGGTGCAATATGTTTGGCATGAAAACTACTAAAATTCAGGAGGCGTACAGGATATACATGGAGGATATGTATGGGGCCAGAAGAATTAGGGCAATGCAAAGATTATCTTGGAGGGCTTCGCCTAAGTTTAACAGGGACGAGGTTATTCAGTTCGCCAGAGACTTAAAGGAGCAGATCAAGGATCAAGAGTGGAGAATCGGGGAAATGTAATCTTTTTTAACTTATTTTGTTATTTAGTGAACAAAAAAGTTTACTTTAGGAAAGAAAGGGCGCATAGTTACACCTCAATCAACGAAACAAGGTTTACCCCATGAACATTATCCAATCAGTTACTAGCCGCATCGAGTCTTACCGCAAAGAAAACAAAAGCCCTTGCAAGAATTACGCTACCGAAGCGGCAGCGGAAAAAGCAGTTGCTAAGATCGCTAAGATGGTAGGTGAGCATCACATGCTTGACCAGCCTGCAAATTATGTTGTATTTTTTAACGAGGCATGGGGCAGATGGAATGCAGCAATTGATCTTAATGGGGTTGTTTCTAACCCTAAATCTTGTGGCGGCTATATTGGACTAGCTTGTGATAAGGGTTTTTACACTTACTAATTAAACCGCCCCCTACGGGGGGCAATCAAAAAACAAAGGGGAATAAAATGAAAATTAAAGTCGAATGTACGCTTGAGGTTGATACAACAGTAATCAAGCAATTAATGCAGGAAAGGTGTCTAGCTGATAGTGAAGAGACTATTCAGTTCTTTATTAGGTCTCACGTTATATCTGCTGGCGTAGGGGTTTTGAGTGACGCACTTTACGATTGTAATCTTCCGGATGCTATTGATGTAATCAAAACAAACATATAAGGGGAATAAAATGATTAACTATCCATATAAAATCGACCAAGTCAAAAACGAGATAGCCCGTAAAAAGCATCAAGAAAACCGCGCAGGGTTTATTGGCGCAATAGTATTACTGGCTCTGTACTGCTTCGTCTCGACGATGGAATACAACGACTGCATCAATATGGGAATTTGCTAATGACTATTCAAAGCGTACAACAAAACCTTGAGCTAATGGTTAGCAACATCCAATCATCTTATAAAAACTGGGATGGCGATTTAATTGACCTGACTGATTACGACAAGGATTCGGCTTGTTATTCGTTTTTGTTGCAAATGGATAGCTGGCTTGATGATGTCTTGCCTCCTTGTATTATTGATCAGAAATCGTTTTTGGATAAGCTATACCATGACCTTGAATCTGATGCGTGTTCCATCCTGCTTAAAAATGCTATCTATTTACACCTTGAAACTACCTTGCGCGATTTGGTTCAAGAGGCGTATTATTCGGTTAATAACATCCAGCAGGAAGCTTTTGCTGGTTACGCAAGAGGTGCGTGATGCAATTTTTAATTGGTATATTAGTTTGTTCGGCAGTATTAATAATGCTCCAAGGTTCATGGTTAATGGTCATGGACGCTGAAGAACGATACAAAAAGCGTCAAGAAGAAAAGAGCATTGAAGCTGATGACGGTGAACCAGAAAATCACTGGGCAAGGTTAAGAAAAGCCTACCCAGCAATAGAAAAAGAGGATATCCACAATGGATAAATGCGAATATTGCGAAGGGGTGGTGAAAACCAAAAAAGCACAAATTTATTGTAAAAATGACGCACGATGCCCTTACTGCTACGGCTCTGGTGACTTTTATTTAAGCAGTGGTGTCTACGGTTCTTGCAGTTGCGCCTACAGCTTTGGCCCTTGGTTCATGTGCGATGTTTGTGACGATTGCGGAACAACAGAAATAAACCAAAGCAGGAAAAGATCATCAAGAAGAGTTCGCGCTCATTTGCGGTTAATGCTCATAAAAAAAGACACGAAAATCATGAACAGGATAGAGTCTTTATTTTCTAGCGGTATGGCTTGGAGTAATAGAAAAGAATGGCACATAGATCACATCAGGCCAATAAAGTCATTTTTAGACAGCGGTATAACTGATTGCGATATTATAAATAAGCCCTCAAATTTACAACCTTTGTGGGCTAAAGATAACTTGGAGAAGGCGGCAAGGTACGAATAGTGTTGCATACTATGTTAGTTCGGCACTAGAAGGCTTAAATATAACCTAAGAAAAAGAGGATATCCACAATGGATAATGTTAAAGAGTTTATAGCCAAAGCGCATAAAAGTGCTGACAAATCCATTTTGAACGCGCAGAAAAGTGTTTCTATGGTTGATGTAGAAAAGGTTAAGGAGTGGTTGAGCAAGCCGATGGTGGTTAAAACAGGGCATTTTGCAGGGGTTTATTTTGCCCTATTTGCAATACTGATGTATCAGGTTATCATGTTCTAGCCAGAGGTTGCATAACCCTCCTCCTGCCAGCCTGATCCACTGGCGGCAAAGACGGATCACTAGCCAAGGTTCCTATTGACCTTTTGAGCCAGCTTAGTCCACTGGTGGTGCAGACGGACTACTTATTAAAAGGAAAAGATATGTTTTTAACAGAAAAATGGAAAGAAAAGACAGCTCAAGAATTAAAGTTTTACAGTGAACCGACAATGGTTAGCAATTGTATGCGGACACCTGATGGAACTGTCCTAACTTCGCATCATCGGCATGATTATGTCACTCACATTGATAAGAACGGCAAAGAGTACATACTTGATGGCGGCATAGACTACATTATATGTTCAGATAATGGTGATGAGGAAATGCTTACTGTGTTTGATGATGCGCCTCATGAAGTGCTAAGAGATTGCGTTGCATGGGGGACATACGGTAAAGAAGGCGATCAACCTTTGTCATTTGTTTGTATTGCTGAAATGGAAACGGAGCATTTGCAAAGCTGCGTATTTGCTAAAGGGAGGAGAATGAAGGCGGTTATCAAGAAAACAATGAAAAATGAGCTGGAATATCGCATAAAGACTCAAACTCCCGCATAGCCTAAATGGTATAGCCTGCATCGACAACAATCATTTCAAAACAACTTTCTGAACACCTATAATTGCGGTCCATTAACGAACTGGATACTACCGTGATTATTTATATGATTATCTTCATCCTTGCCTCCCTGTCAGCCGTTGCCGTTGACGACCTAAGTTAATTTACATTTCTGATTAAAAACCGTTACAATACGCAAACTAATTGACGTTATAGGTGTCAAATGGATTCGTTAAGCGTATCCTCGAAGATAAACGATTGCACATTCTTTGATCTTGATGACTTGCTGGCTGAGTTTGACGGTATTATTGACTCGATCATGCAAACAGACATACAACGCCATCAAGTACGCTTGGCTGTTGCTGATTGGTGCGAGACCGTTGACGCAGTGATCGGGGAACTAGAAAGCCTTGACTACCTGCATAATGATTACCAAGACACATCACTGCTAATGGCTGATGTCACATTCGGCACGGAGACATAATGCTATCAATTGAATATAAGGCTACTGGGGAGATTATCCCTTATATTAACAACTCAAGAACACACAGCGAACAGCAAATCCAGCAAGTAGCGGCAAGCATTAAAGAGTTTGGCTTCACTAACCCTATCTTGATAGATCATGACGGAGGAATTATAGCGGGTCACGGACGCTTACAGGCCGCTCAATTGTTAAAGATGGATGATGTTCCCACTATCACGCTAAAAGGGCTTACAGAGGCGCAGAAGAAGGCATACGTTATAGCGGATAACAAGCTTGCGCTTAATTCAAGTTGGGATGATGAACTGTTAAAGATAGAGTTAGAATCTTTATCTGACAGCGGCTTTGATCTTGACCTTCTTGGTTGGGAAGTGTTACCTGATTTCAAAGACGATATTGATTACTCTATATTAGATGATGATGATCTTGAAGGTGAACTAGGAGTAATGACCGATGACGTAAAAAAGGCTATTCAGATTGAATTTGAATCGCAAGATTACGCTGAAGCTACGGAGCTTGTCAAGTTCTGGAGAGGTCAGGATGCTTATGTTGGCGGGTTAATCCTTGATTATCTTAGAAAAGAAAAAAGCAAACTATGATAGTCTGCATCCCAAGTAAAGGGAGGCCAGATACTCAGACGTACAAGTTATTTGAAGAGTCTGGTTATGAGGTTTATCATTTTATTGAGCCTCAGGAAATGAGTTCTTACGAAGTACCTAATAAAATAAGCATAGCCGAAAACGACAAAGGAGTCACATACGTCAGGAATTTTATGCTCGACTGGTGTAAACAGAAAAACATTGATTGGGCTTGGTTTTCAGATGATGATGTTAATGGGTTCGGGATATATAACGGGAAGACAGTTAGGTCTGGCGCCCAAGTGCTTAAAAAAGCTGAAGATAAGGCAAAAAGCTTGCCTTTTGAGATAATCGGTTTAAGTTATGTGCAATATGCTTGGACTGAAAAGAAAAGCTATAGCATAAATAGTAAATTTGCTGAAGTCTGCACCCTAATGCACATCTCTAAAATCAATTGGAAATACAATGAAAATACAAAAGAAGACAGGGATTTTGCCATGCAAACTATCCAGAATGGACACGGCATACTCAGGTTCAATCACATTTGGTTTAGCTGCCCAAACGTAGGCAGTAATGCTGGAGGGCTATATGAGTGGTACGCTAGCAAGAAAGACCATCAGGCTGCAAAAAAAATGGCATTGTCTTGGAGTCCTTGGGTGACATTGAAGCAAAAGTCTGACAGATTAGACATAAAGACAGATATTAAAGGCTTTGCGAAACATTGCATGAGGAAAGTTATATGATTAAAGTGCAAATGAAGCCTAATAAGCATTCTAGAAAAATTGGCTCAAGGTGCGAATTTATAGAGCCAAATATTACGGAATCATGTTATTTGTATGACGGTGAAGAATTGGTGGGCGTTTACTTACAAAATGTAGCCGCAGAACACCCAAAGCTCGCCAAGGTTATGGCAATCGCTAATGCTGAGTTTCTTTCTAGCAATGTGCCAAAGACATTGCTTGAGAGGGCTGACGTCATGGCAAAAGTCAAAGCTGGAATGACCAGAGCGGAAGCGAAGAAAGCGGGAACAGTTCAGTACAGTACAATTATCGGAAGTATTCCTCCCAAACCTTTAATGAAAAGAGCCTACCCTAACAGGAGTAGCGTTCATGCTGTTCAGTCCGCTAAAACCTTTATTAAAGCCATGCTAATGGCTTCTAGGCAGATTACTCTAGTAATGGGTCAGTTGCTGCCATGTCACCTTAGAAGTCAATTAGAAGCCGTTTCTGGTGTAGATGACAAATGGAAATTCGGCGATTTATTTACAAGCAGCATCAGCAACTTTAACATTGCCGCTCCTTTTCATAGGGATACCGCAAACATTAAAAACACTTTAAATGCCATTTACACGCATAGGCACAATGCTAATGGCGGTTGTTTGTATGTTCCTGACTATGACGCGTGTTTTGAGATGCCTACAGACAGTCTTTTGCTGTACCCCGCTTGGAGGAATGTTCACGCAGTAACACCAATCGAGCCAATCCACGAAGGCGGTTACCGCAACAGCTTGGTTTTTTATGCGCTTTCAGGGTTCTTAAAATGAAGAAAGGCAATCAAGGCGATGGAGGCGGTAGACCTATAATAGAGTTAACGTCAGAAGAAATAACCCAACTTGAAGCATTAGCGGCTGTTCTTACTAAAGGGCAAATAGCTGATTACTTTAGCATTTCGGAAACCACATTAAGGGCTATTGAAGAACGACAACCAGAAGTTTCTGACGCTTATAAAAAAGGCAGGGTAAAACAATGCGCTAGCATGGGTTCTAACCTTATACAATTAGCCAAGAAAGGTAACGTAGCGGCCAACATTTTCTATCTTAAAACTCAGGCAGGCTGGCGAGAAGCTGAACCGCCACCGCAAGAGATACCTGCCTTCAACATCATAGTGGACGGTCGTGCAACTAACGCTCCCACAGAGTGAAATACTCTTAAACCATTCGCGCTTTAAAACCGTAGTTGCTGGGCGCAGGTTCGGCAAGACTTTCCTATCCGTTAATATGATCCTAAAAGAAGCCGTTACAGGGGTAAACAAGAACTGTTGGTATGTTGCTCCTACTTACGGCTCTGCCAAAGAGATTGCTTGGGATATGCTAATACACACTATCCCGCCTGAATACGTTTCTAAGACCAATGAAAGCAGCCTAACGTTACGCCTTATCAATGGGTCTGTTATATCCTTAAAGGGCGCGGAGAAGCCGAATAACCTTAGAGGCAGAGCGTTAGACTTCTGCGTACTAGATGAATTTGCAGATATGAGGCCAGAGGCTTGGTACGAGGTAATCAGGCCAAGTTTGAGTGATCGTCAGGGCCATGCCGTCTTTATTGGGACACCAAAAGGAAGGAATCACTTTTACGATTTGTGGGCAAAAGGAATTGATGGGGCTAATAATTGGTCTAGCTTTCAATACACGACCATTCAAGGCGAGAACGTACCCGCAGAAGAAATAGAGGCTGCAAGGGCTGACTTAGATGAGCGCACATTTAAGCAAGAATATGAAGCTCAATTCGTTACTTATCAGGGGCTGATCTATTACGGGTTTAGCCGTGAAGACTCTGTATTGGATATAGGGGATGATAATGGTACACTCAACGTGGGTATGGATTTTAACCTAGATCCCATGTCAGCCGTTATATGCTTACGAAAAGGCGGGAAGCTGTACGCTATAGACGAGATTGTCATGTATGGATCGAATACTGATGAGATGGTTGCGGAAATAAAAAACCGTTATCCAAATCGGAATATTATTATTTATCCAGACCCAGCATCAAGACAGCGGAAAACCTCTGCTGGTGGTCGAACAGATTTGTCGATCTTACAGAACGCAGGATTTAGCGTTAAGGCGAAGAACTCACACGCATTGGTCAGGGATAGAATCAACGCTGTGAATAGTCGTTTATTGTCGGGTGACGGTAAGCGTCATTTGTATATCTCCCCGAAATGCAAGCAGACCATTAAGTCTCTTGAACGGCAGACATACAAAGAAGGAACGAGTATTCCTAATAAAGACGATGGGTTTGATCATATGAATGATGCCCTTGGTTACTTAATAGAATACATTTTCCCTGTTCGGACTGAATACGCTACCCCCCAACCTACTAGGTGGACTTGATGAGATTGAACGCAGATACAACGCACCCTGATTACGACAAATACGAAAGCCGCTGGGAGTTCTATGCCCGCAGCTACTTAGGGGGAGAAGACTATTTTAATGGCGCATATCTGACGCGCTACATATCAGAAACCAGTGACGACTACGACCGTAGATTAGACCTAACCCCACTTGATAACCATGCTAAGAATATAGTCCACATCTACTCTAGCTTCCTTTGGCGCGTACCGCCTACCAGAGCATTCAATTCAGCAGTAGGCAACGTAGCCCTAGAGCCGTTCCTTAACGATG